TACCAGCTTTAGAAAGGGAAATAGCAATAGCTTGCTTTTGTGGTCTACCAGATTTTATTTCAGTTCTGATATTTTCACTAATAACTTTTTGACTATTACCCTTTCTTAATGGCATTTTAGTATAACCGATTACAACCACTAGAAGAAGGTTTGGCTTTTTTCATTTTACTTTTACTAGGAGATTTAGACGAACCTCCCATAGCTAACTCTTGCTGTAGGGTAACTGCACCACCTTTTGAATATTTCATCATTTTCTTTTTATTAGAATACATAATTTAATCTCCTATTAAGTTGAATTAGCAAGTAAAGGATTGTCTGCACCAGCGGGACTAGCAGGTGTTTGCATATCATCACGACGGGTACGGCGTGCTTGGTTACGCTGTAGATCAAGAAGTTCTATGTACCGCTGTTGAAAAACACTGATTGCAGGATAGTCTTTTTGAAACATCATTGCTTCCATCATACAAGAGTTAAACAAAAGATCATAACAATAATCAGTAAAATAATTTGTTGGTGAGACTGAACTTAAAGTAGTAGGTCTAGATACGTGTACTACCTGTCCTGAATATGTTGAAGCAGGAGTAGGAGCAATTAAAACGGTAGAGTTATTACGAGGTGAATAGTATCTTGGTTCACCAGTAGAAGCTGAAACAGGCCAATAGTCATTTATATATTCATCCGTTCTTTGAAGTAAATTAATTTTTGTTCCATTGCTTGTAATATTAATATTTTTTACTACTCGTGTTCCTGTAGGTAAAGTAACAATATTATTGTTTAGACTTACAGCTACTGAAGTATAAGTTACTAAACCGTAATCGTCTAAATCTTTTGTAAGTCTTTCCTCGGCACGGTTGACCATATTCGGAATATAACTTTCAAATTCCGAAGAGTCATTCTCACATGCTTGGATAATATCATTAACGAGAAAAGTATAATTAGCCATAGAACAATGCTACTGTAGCAGTAGAGGTTGGCGCAGAAACTTTAACTACACCATTCATACGAATACCAAGATCAGTAAAGAAAATTTCATTAGCATCTGAATTTGTTGTCTGAACAAATTTTATATTGCTTCCCTGTACATTACCGTAATCATCAGTTGATGTACCTGTAATAAGAAATGTTCCTACACCAGTAGCAAAAATGGAACGAACACGAGTATCACTAACAGTTACACTAGATGTAACATCCAGAACTGCTCCACTACCAGTTACAAAACCTTGCTTTAAAGTTGTTGTCATATAGAAAATTCCTGTTGTTATCTAGTTAAGAGTAAAAGCAAGTTTTATTATACCTTACTTATTACAAATACAAAAGAAAGGGGTGAAAAGAAAATAATAAAATATTCTCCTCTCACCCCAATCCATAGTTAGCTATGGTTAGAACTTAGGAAGAACCTGAAGCACCATAGAAACCACGCCAATCGGACCAGCCAAAGCTGTAGCGTTCGCGTGCCTTGTAACGAAGATTACCTGTATCAAAGTCAGGTTCCATCTTTGTCTGAAGGGGAGCACGAACAAACATCTTTGTGCCGTTGGGGCAGTCAGTTTTAATAAACCAAGCATTAGTGTCAGTGAAGCGACGGTTTACAAAGAAACCACCGGGTACTAGACCTTGGTTACGAATGCTGTTAATGTCATTCGTATTTGTTACACCAGTTGTGCTGTTGGTAACAGTTGTGGTGCTTAGTGTGCTGTTAAGAATCTGATCAGCAGTAAATGCTAGATCAGGAGGAATGTGTAGTGATTCTGCTTGTAGACCAATTAGAATACCACGATCATCCTTTGCCTTTGCAATGGTGATAAGAGCAGTCTCAAGGGATGCCTCAGAAAGGTCAGTAGCACCTAAAGTATTAGACTGATTACCAGAACCTACGGTTGGGTGTGCGGCACTAAATAGTGCAACACCGTCACCGCCAAGATAGGAAGAGCTAAAGCCGTTATTGAAAACGTCAGCAGCTTTTACCTGCTTGGTATTAGCCATAGCACGGGCAAGACCACGGGCACGGAGCTTGGCAAATGTATCATAAAGGTTGTCTTCCATAGCTTCTTCAGTGACAGCAAAAGCAAGGCTGATTGTCTCGTGTGTGTAACGAGCAGTATAACCTTCCTGTGCATCATCATACTGAACGGCTGCACCTTCACCTTTAACTGGTGCTGAACCAAAGCCGGTGAACAGAACCTCTTCTTCAAACGCACGATCAGAATTTTCTACGTCGAATAGCGAAGCATGTTCGTTATCCACATCTGTGTATTCGATTCCAAAAACTGCGTTTAGTCCGGGAAGAAGTTCTTTAGCAATACTAGCGCGATTAATAGCCATTTTTAATTATCCTTTCTCTTCATTCCCGGGTTAGCTTGCTACAGAAACTGTAACATAAGCATCAACATTCTGTACTAGACGAACTTCCAGTTTAGGGAAAGCACGCTCAGTAGCAACGTCAATGTTATTGCCCGGTTCTTGAAGAACACTGATAACACGAACCATAGCTGAAGCACCTGTGCGTGAAGCTGCCTGAATGCCAAAGCCGGAACGGCCAGTGTAAGTTGAACCTGAACCTAGAGTAACATCAAAGTTTTGGCTATTGATATCACCTACAGTTACGGAAGCATCTGCTTGTACAATGAAGGTAGCCTGTGGATCATCCATGACCATTGCACGAGCATCTGTAGTGGACGTGCCTGATGGCCAGTAAGATGACCATTTTGGTACACCGTCCTGAACATAGTTACAACCCATAAATACACCAACAGTGCGATTATCTGCACTGGTGATAACTTCGATATTTCCGTCCACGTTCTTTACAAGATCACCTGTAAAGATATTTCCTGTAGTTCCTGAAGCAATACGGTATTCGCTAACACCTGTACTATTTACACCTGAACCACGGATGCGGGAAGGACGGAAACCACTTAGTGCTTTTGTAGTAGACATAACACTTTTATCCTTTCTCGTTAAGTAAATACTATGACAAAGTAAAGGAAAGTAAAACAGCTTTTAATCTTGGAAAGAAGCTGCCTTTCCTCTAGTAACTTTTGTCCTGCTTGCGTTAGAGATCGGCATACGTGAATCTGAACTACGCATTAGTTGAGCATTCACTGCATCTACCGCTTCTCTACTTTTGTTTTCATAAAACTCTTGACGAGATTCAGCCAGGTCAGTTGGCATTTTTGCCAAAGCCAAGTCCCCACGACAGACTGCTCCTGTATATCGTCCTGTCTCCCTCACGAAAGAAGAGTGCATCATTTCAGGTACTTCTTCAGAGTTGACTACTTCCCAACCTTCTGCTGTACGCTTTCCCATATTCTGGTAGTCGTCATTACCCTTGAGAGTAATCCGTATCCAACGAAGAGACATGCCTTCATTAGAAAATCGTTGACGAACTGTTTCAGGAATGTCAAGCCAGTTAGGTTCTTCAAAAGTCCTGCGTGATTTGTTTTCCCTTGTTGATGCTGTACGTGATTCAATATTCCGTGTCATTGTATTTATCATTGTCCCTTCTCATCCACGCTGGTTAGATGCTTGTGTACTCGCCATCGGCCTGTTCGACCTTTAGCTTTTCTTGAGCATATTTTTCAAGTGTTATCCCCCATTTATTAGCTAACCGAACATCTTCTTGGGTTAGCTTTACTCTGTTTTTAGAGTTAGAGGTTTTAGGTGTGCGTGACGAACCTGCTACTACTTGAGCGGAATTTGACGGAGTATCCCGCAATCGAGGTGCTTCAGTCTGAACTACTGCTTGTTCAGTTTGAAATTTGTGAGGATATTTGCGTCGTAGTCGAACGTCAATTTCCTCGTAGAAATCATCATCTGAAGGATCATAACCTTCATTCTTTAGTTCCTGATCAAGAGTAAGCGCAGCAGCAGTCATAATCTGATCCTGACCAAACCAAGGATTTTTTGTTGCCCAGTCTACAGCTTTAGGATCGTACTGCGGTGTTTGTTTTTGTGCTTGCTCTTGCTGTAGTGCAAGACTACGTTTAACTTGTTCGTTATACTCTTCCCATGCCTTACGTTGTTGATGAACCTGTGTCATTTCTGCATAGGCTTTACTCATTGATTCTTGTGCTGCTAACATACGTTCTGCATCACCAGCTTCAGCAGCTTGCTTGTAAACTTCTCGTGCGTTGTTTAAAGTTGTTTCAAGTTTTGATTCAGTTGAATCAATTGTATTCTTCAATGAACTTGAAAGCTGTGTGTCTCGCTCCTTAACTGAGTTACGAAGACTACCTACTTCATCCCGTAATCGTTCCAGTTCTTCATCACGTTCCTTACGTTGACGAATTAACTGACGAATACGTTTTTGTGCGCCTTTTGTTTCTACACCTTCAAGTTCTTCAGGCTGTTCTTCCTGTACTTCATCCTGATCTTCTTGTTTCTTTTGGACTGTAACAGGAGCAGCTTCTTCGACTACTTCCTCGTCTTGCTCACCTTCAATTTCAAACTCAACTTTATTAGCTTCATCTGAATTAGCATTTAAATCAATAGTTGACCAATTTTCTTCTTGTTCTTGTTCCATATTCTTTTTAACTTCCTTTCTTTATTTCCGTTAGTAGCGAATCTAACGTGTTGTAAGTAAAAGTACTGAGTTTTTACTTTACGCTGTAATAGTTTAGAATTAGTATTCTACTATAGTATTTCTAGTTATACAAATTAATTCGATAAGTTGTATGTTGGATCAAGTAGTGCTGGTTCACTTACCTTCATAATGATCTGATCATCAAAAAGAAGTAAAAGTTTCACACCCTTGTACACAAACTTCTGACCGGAAAACTTACCATAACAAACATAATCACCTGACTTACACCATTGTCCATTAGGAAATTTTTCTGTATCCTTGTAAGCCAAATCACCTAGCTTTAAAACTTTTCCTACAGTAGTAAGATAAGCAATATCATCCTTTACCTTATCAGGAAGAATAATTCCTCCCTTTGTTTTCTTTTTAATAGATACTGGCTGTACTAGAATATGAAAACCCGGTAGTTCAGGCAGGCTATTCATGTCAATCTTTATTTCTTTTTCGTCCGTAACCCAGTCCGAGTTATCAATACTTTTTTCCATTGCAACTGATTGCATTGTAGTTATTAATCCTCCTCATCATCTTCAAAGATACGTTGCTTAACCATATGCTGTAAACAACTCTTAGACCATTCAAGTCCTTCATAAATTCCTACAGCATGTCGATAATCATCGTAACTTGAAACATTTCCTGATGCAAGAGAATTTTTTATATCTTCTTGTTTTTTATTAAGAAGATTGTTTAGTTCATCCCATAATGTCACAAATATCTAACCCTTACTTATTTGCTTCTTGTACAAATTTAGTAATCATATCAGCAGCTTTAAATGCTTTATCTTTATCAATATTAGCTTCAGTCTTAGCAATGTCCATAAGAATATCTAAAGCCTTTAAAGCTGACTCAGCATTACGATCTTTTTCACGTTCCTGAGTTTTACTGGTGAGATTAGCACCTTCTTTAAACATATCCAACTGAATTTGTAGTTCTTTTAGATCAAGTTCACGGTTCTTTAGTGCAGCATTGGCATTCTCTTTAGCCACTTGTGTCTGAACCTTCTGTTGTTCTATAGAAATACGTTGACCTTCAAGCTGTACCATCTGTGCTTCAGGTGAAAGAACCTGCTGTTGTGCTGCCATCGCCTGATTAGCTTGCATAACTTGCTGTGCAGCCTGCGCCATAACCATTTCCATGACTTTTGGATCATTAGGATCAACGCCTGACTGTACAGCAGCAGGTCCATACTGTGCAATTAACTGGTTTGCTACCCCATTTACCTGTTCTTGGTACTTCATTAGCATATGTTCCTGCATATTTGCCTGTAATACTGGAACAATACGCTGCATTAGTGGGTTAGCACCATTCATTGGGTCTTGAAGGTACATCGTTTTAGCTTGAATGTGTGCATCATGGTTCTGACCAACAAATGCTTTAATAGGCATACCCTTTACTGCTGCTGCAATATCACTAATTGGGTCTAAAGGTACAGGATCAGGCTTGCGTGGCATGATCTTGTCTAGATTAGGGATGTTTGCAGTAGTTAGAATCGTCCTATTTAGTTCTTCAATGTTAAACATACCGGGTGGTGATGACTGAGCAAGCTGTAAAGCAAGCTGCGCCATCATCATACGATGTGCAGAAGAAGGAATGTTAGGATCGGACACTGGAATAATGTCAATCCTGCCATCAAAGTCACTACGCATGATTTTGATTGTACCATTTGGAATGTCAATCAGAGACTCATCAGGCAGATACTCGTTATTAATCCTACCTAGTAGTTTAAATTCATCATGTTGTGCCTTATGTAGACGCTTATGAATAGCACTAAAGAACTTACTTGATGCTTCCAATAGAGCCATCGTTGTTCCTACAGGCCCATACGAGGCAGCATCCGACACAACCTGCTCTGTTGAGTCAGCAAACTTCTGTGCGGTAGTTGTCACGAAGTTGAGCATCTGGAATAGGGTCTGTGATGGTTCCTTATAAGGTAAGTTTATGATCATCTTGGACAGATCATTACCAGTTGCTTCAACTTCGCGAAACTCTCCGGGGGAGATAGGATCATTATCTCCGACAATTCTCATGCCTTTTGCCTTAAATCCACCCGGAAGGTTAGCAAATTGACCAGCATCTACCAGACTACGCATGGCAGCGGTAGCAGTCATGGTCAAGTTACCCAGAAAATGTATTAAACCTAAGCCGTAAAAACCAAAACCCGGTACAAAACGATAGTGTGTAAAGAAGATTTTCTTTTCTTTACGACGATCATCCTTATTATAGTTACGTCGAATGGATAAAATCTTACGGGATTTCTCTTCCATAGTGACAACATAAGGTAATGCTACACCATCTTCAGACGGAAACTCAGGTAAATCAAGATAGCAGTGTTGTTCAAGTAGCACATATTGTGGATCGTTGTCACTGGTTGGTGACAAACCCATGATTGTATCCATCTTTTGAGAGATTGGACTTAGATTTGGCTGGCTTGCTTGTGGCAGATCAATATCTGAATACATGCCAGATGCAATATCTCGTTGCATTTCAATAGGTGAACGGTAGATAACATGGGTGTAACGATCTGCCCTGCGCAAGTCAGTTGCATAATATGACACATAGAACTGATCAATAGGTACAAACTCTGATACAGGACGGTTTAGATTACTATCAAAATAAATCTTTTTGAAAGCTGATCCAATAAGTGGAAGATGAAACAGCATACGTTCAAATTCATCAAAGTATTCTGGCATTTGCTCAGTTACTTGATAGTTCATAAACTCCTTGACACGTTTAGCTTGTTCTTCCTTTTCAATATCTACATTACCAACGATCTGTGTTTTGACAGGACCGCTGGCAGGAAACAGTTCCTGCGTAGCCTTTGACTGAAACTTAACTGCTGACTCAATAAGAACAGGATGTACAGCAGTACATGCTCCTTCAAATGGTTCTGAAGTATCTTCCAGCTTTAGACCTAAAAGGTCAAAGCCTCTTTCAAACATGCTTTCCCAGTCAGCACGGCTATCCTTATCCGCTGTAAAATTATCATACACCTGATTTGCAATATCATCAAGAGTATCATCATCTAAGTCTTCAACCAAGTTACTGAAAAACTCTTCTTCAGTTTCATCCTTTTGTTCTTCAGACAAACCTTCATCAGCATTAGTTTTAAACTCAACAATAACCCCGCCACCTTCAGGATCATACTCAATACTTGTTTCCTCTTCCTCACCTTTTTCTAGCGTACCTGATTCAATCTCAACAATTGAAAGTTCAGTGGTTGGAATAGGATCAAATGGGTTTCGTTCAGTTGCCATGTTCTATATTGCCTTTGCTGTATAGTTGTAAGGATTACGTTCTACCACAGAACCACCCTTCTTTTTCTTTTGTACTGTTGGTTCTTCTTCTTGCTCTTCTGGTTTTAATAAAGATTTTCCAGCCCTTACACCAAAACCAATTGATGCTTCTTTTTTAAGTCTTGAATAATCTTTTTTAGCTGGCTTTAAATTTGCTACTGCTTGTATTCTTGCCCATTGTTCTTTTGTCTTAAAACCAACAGGCATTGGTCCAGATATGTCTACACTGGGAATTTTTGTATATTCTTCTATTGCTTTGTCTGAAGAAGTCTTTTTCTGAGTAGCTAAACTTATTTTTTTAGCAGCTTGTTTTTTTGTTGTTGCATTTATTTTAGATTTAATTAATTCTTTAACTATAGGTTCAGAAACATTCATATAACGATCCGCTCCGGGAAGTTTTCCTATAGCATCTGTTTTAAAATATTTTTTTAAAGGAGCGGGAGTACTAAATAAATCATGCTCATCATTAACAATAGTAACTACTTTTCCATCTTTAGAAATAGAAGACATATAATTTACACCACCTAATTCAAAAGCATCTGATTTACCACTTCCTGTAACAACTGCTGCTTTTCCTTTTAAAACTTCTTCTGGATTTAAAACCCTAACTTCTGCTTTTTGTAATGCTGTTAAAAATTCTTCATTATCTTTATATGGTTCAGGATTAATAATTTTACTAGTTTTTGAATTAAACTTGATTGGAAAAAGTGTATTCTGTATGTTTTCAAGACTCTGGCCACCAAAAACTTTTGATTGCATACCCGGATCAAGATTTCCGGCAGACTGTGTATACACCCTTCTAATATTCATTTGATACTTTTTATTTGGATCAATGTTTTGAACTTTTTCAATTTGTTTAAAAATATCAGATATTTCTTCTTCAGGTAATCCTGATAAATCACCCACTGTTTTATAGTAATCTTTTACATTAAAATTTGAAAATGTTTTAATGTGATCAATTTCATCAATATTCTTTAAAAATTTTCCTGAACCATCTTCAGGACCAAGGTATTGGTTATACATAGAACGAGATTGATTTAATTGTCCCATTGCTTTCTTTGCTTCTACACTAGCACGCTTAGTAGCCTCACTAATATCATTTTCAATTTTATTAATATCTTCTTTAATTCTTGTTTCTTTTGCTTTTTCTAAATCTTTTTGTAATTGTTTTATATTTTCTGTTTCTCTTTCACTAACTGCTAATGCTTTTTTTGCTGCCTTTTGATCTGCAACACTAATATCAAATTCTTTTTGTACTCCTCTTTGTTCAGGAAGATATCTAGCTTGAAGCATATTACCTAAACCTTCTGGTAAAGTTTTTGCCCAAGATACTCCTTGAACTACTGGATTACCTGTTGCATAAAAACCAGGTATATCATTTCTTAAATTAGTAAAAGTTTTTTGTGCAGTTCTTGTAACACTCCCTGAAGGAACAAAAGGAACTAATCCTGCTGCTAAGATACCTGCATTAATTAAACTAGGGTCTTTAATAAGTGCACTTAAATCTGCTATACCACCAATAACATCACCTACAACTGGAACAGGAGAACTTAAAAGCGCAGCCCTATCGAGAAGGGACATGCTATCCCATACATCACCAGCAAAATCAGCAGCGTTGCTTATAATACTTTTATCTTTTTTACCAGAAGAAGAAGAAGAAGAAGAAGTTTCTTTTTCTAATTGAGAATTTTTTTCCAGTGACGCAAGACCATCAGCCATTTAGTTTAAATCCC